AAATTATTTTCTATTTTAATTTTATTTGAAGAATTTTTAAAATCGTGTTTTTGATCCATCCATAATAAAATATTTAATGTCATGAATGTTTTCATATCAATATTAGCAACACCTATATCTTTTTGGTTTAACCTTAAATTATTATTATTTGTGGTGGTTAATTCATTGTATGTTTTTGAATTATAATGTTTTAATATTGCATTTACATTTGAAGAATTTTTATTATTTGAGTTTGTGTTATAATTAAATGTAGCCTTAGAATGTACATCATATTTACCTGCTTTTTTATTAAGAGCTCTTTGAGAAAGTGGTCTCGTATTTTTTTTATTTTTACCCTGCAAATTTTGTCTAGTTCTCATCATGGCACCGGGGAGAGGAGTTTTACCATACCATTTTTTTTCCTTTAAAAGTTCAGAGGAAAATTCAGCTAATTTATTAAAAAATAGTCTAAGAATACCCACACCCTTCTTTCTATCATTTCGTATATTTTTTAAATTACTCTCATTTTCAAGAGATGTTATATTATTTAAAGTACTTATTGCCATCAAATATTTCTCATTGTGCGTTTTACTATGTAAATGTTCTAATAATCCTTCATAATATATTTTGAGTTTTCTTTGAGTATAATAATATAGTTTAATACGATGATTTATTTTAGTATCATTATATGTATTAACAAAATTTTTACTTATATCTGGAAATTCTTTTAATAATAATTCAAATAATTGTTTCAAATTCATATTATTAATATTATTTCTAAAATTTATAACACGTTTTGTTAATTTTAAATGTCCAGTTCTTGAACTATTTTCATTACTATTGCCTTCGTTTTTCATTAAGTTTATAATACCTGAAATAGTGTTCACATTTTCTGCTTTCTTTTTCATACTATTTGGTACTTGTTTTCTCAATTTATTTAAAATTGAAGTATATAGAGTTTCTGGTCCCAATTTAAAACCATATTTTTGCAATTCGCGTTTGACTTTTTGTATTACATTCTTATTTGTGCTTGTTTTATTATTTTGCCTTGAAATATTATTATAATCATTTATAAATTTTTTTAAATCTTGTTCTTTTTGGGCAGCTCTATTCTCTTTAGTCTGTCTAACAGGTAATTGTTTAGCCTTTTCAGTATTAATATTGTTTCCACTCCGTGCCCTATTATTCTGTCTTTCTTGGCGAAACATCTTATTATTGAAATATATTATTTTTTATGAAACACACTTTTTATAAATTTAACTGGACTAACTTTATCTGAATATCCCTTCTCAAATTTGTTTATAACATCACCTGTAAGTTCACCTTTCAAAACTTTATTTTCTAAGAACCTATTTATTTTTTCTTTTTGTGGTCCTATGTTTTGTTTACCATAAATCCAAGACCTAACATTATTCAAATAAGTAACTTGTTGTCTTTGAATAGTTCCATTCAAAACTTTGTGAATAAGTTTCTTTGGATTTTTTCCACCATAATCCATTATCATGAAAGCATAATTAATATCATCAAGTTGCTGAACAGTTTTAATTTTACCAGCTGTTATCATGTCCCATAATGTTTCATAATTATTTAAGTGCCACTTGTGTGTTCCCCAGTGTTTGGGAAATTTTTCCTTTTCACCTGGGGTCATTTTATAATAAATAGAACGACCTTTGTCTACAAAAACTCTTCTTTGCATAACTTTTTCAACACTCAAACCCTTCATAGCAGACCCCATATCCCCTAATTTTGCAAAAAGTTTTCTTAGACGGTTTGGTGAAACACCGATTGGAATAAGATTTTGATACTTAAATGTTTTTCCAGTCATTGAACGAGCACCTTCGTATCCCTTTTTATTTGCTTGAATAACACTCTTCATAAGACCACCTTTTTCATAAACAGTTTTAATTTTACTCGCCTTACCATCTTTGCTATATTGGACATCACTGAGTAAATAATATTGTTTTGTTTTTGCAATACTTTTAGAACCCCCAGATGTTGGAAGAAAATCCCCACCAATATATGTCACATTCTTTGAAACATATGAAGGTGATTTGCTCATATATTTATAAATAATATTATTATATTTCAGAATGAAGATTGCTCCCAAAGTCAAGGAACTTCAAGACAAATATGGTAAGATGTATGCGCCTCTGAAATACTTTCGTGGTCTTCCAAACCTCAAGGCTGTGGAGGACAGGTATAAGAAGATGTTGAAGAAGAATTATAAGCCATTCAAAACTGACAAGGGGGTGAAAACAAAAACATCCCAATACACCCAAAGATTTCGCAAGAAATATCCAGGTGTCTATACTCTTCCACAAATTGCGAAAGTGACAAAGGTGCCACTTGCCAACTTGAGGGAGGTATATAAAAAGGGTTTAGCTGCATGGAGAACGGGACACAGACCAGGTGCATCCGCACAAGCTTGGGCGTATGCGAGAGTTCATAGTTATGTTTTGAAAGGGAAAACTTATTGGACTGCTGATAAATATTTACATGAAAGAAGAAAAAAGAAATAATTTTATTTTGATAACCTGGATTTTGTAGTGTTTCCTTTTTTTCTTATTATTTTTCTATTTTTCTTTGTTTTACTTTTAATATTTTCAGAGAACATTGGTGGAAACCGCATGTTATCCATGAGTCGCGTTAAGTATCTTTTCTTTTGAGCTGTTGTTGCCGTATAATTATTTTTTACTTTGTTTAACAAAAAGTTCATATTTGTATTTGATACTCTTATGTTTGATTTATTAGCATAATTTTCAACATGTTTTTTCAAACTATTTTTTTCGTTCTTCATTTTTCTCTGAAACTGTTCTAGCCTGTTAAATGCTTCAGTGCCAAGTGCAATTCTTCTCAATCTCAATGATTTTTTTGGAATCAAAGGTGGTAGACTACTCATATCTTTGTTATAACTTAAGAAATAATATCTAAATTAAATTAATGAAAGGTTTTGTGAATGGTGGAAACACATGTTATTTTAATGTATCCCTAAAATCAATATTAGTCGCATGCCCCGAATTGAAGAATTATGATTACAATGGACCTTGTGAATTTACTGAATTATTTTTTCGTTTAGTGAAAGCGATGAATAACCCAGATGTAAACATTATTGATCCTAGACCTCTTCTTGAATTGTTGAGGAAGAGGTTTCCTAATTTTACATCTAGGGAGGAACATGACGCACAAGAATGTATATTATCTATAATTGATATTCTCGAAAAAGAATTACCACATTTTAAAAGAAAATTTTACGGAGTAAAACAGAATGAAGTTATATTCCCAACTGGAAAAAATATATCCAAAGAAGAATTCTCAATGCATATATTGGAAGCTGAGACAAGAGGTAAATTATTGGATATGTTAAAAAAGAGTAGAAAGTGGAATACAATTGAGGGATATATAGATGATGAGGGAAATAAATATAATTTGGCGACAAGAAGAAGTATAATAAAAAAGTTCCCCGAAATTTTTATGATATCCTTTGATGCTAAAACAAACGGTTTGGAAATAATTGACGAGGATGAAAACTTTGAATTGGTTGGCGCAGTTATTCATGTTGGTGTTCAATATTCGGGGCACTATGTATTTTTGTCAAAGGAGAATTGTCAATGGCATGTGAATGATGATATAGCTACAACAAAATTACAAAAATTTCCTACTCGTGGGGACTATTATGTTCTTATGTATAAGACAAAAATTCAGTAATCTTAATATCTTCTTTGATATTGACTAAAGTTCTGTAAAAAGTTCTTCTATTGTTTGGGTGTTTTTTATCTGTTCTCTGTTTCAACGGTTTCCAATACATGGGAGTATTATTAACCATGTATTGGCATTCCACAATCATACCGTCTTCTAACCAACTTGTGTCTAAGAGTTTATCTGATATGACACTTTCACACAAGAGTTTTCCTTTTTCTTGTATTTTGAGTTGCCATTGTCCACTGTGATCATAATGCACTAAAAAGTCAATGGTATTATGATCTCTTTCTTTCCACTTGAATAGGGTTTCATGTGTTCCAATTCTGATTGGTTCATTAATTGGTGTGAATACTAATCCATCAACTTTTTGTTGAACAGATGGTAGATACTCTTTCATGAAATATTCAAAATCTTGCATGAGATGAAAATTTTTTAATTTTATTTTGATTGCATCTGATTTCATAGAAATAGTAGATTTAATTACTTTTTCCATGAGTTCCAACCTCTCAAGAAAAAATAAATGTCCAATATTTTTTCCCTTATCAACAAGAATATCATATACCATGAATTTATCTTCATAGAGTTCCCCATCTAAGAGTGTTCCATCGAAAGAAGTTTTTGGAAATTTTAATTTTGTTTCCATGACATCCAAGGCCCTGTTAATGAGAACAGAAACTTTCTTTCCCTCAAAAGTAAAAATCAAAAGCATGTGTCTGACTCCATCGGTTTTTTCACAGACGACATAATTATTTTTTTTGAGGAGTGGCATATGTTTTCTTTCAATAGAAATAGGTTGGGGTCCGGGAAAAACATTTGGAGATTTCTGTGTCCCCCATGCTTCGCGCATAAGATACAACGCATGTTTGTAAAGTGGAGTATTTCTCTCTACAAACATGTGTAAATATGTATTAAAATATGAATTAAATTTTTAAGCTTGTGGTCCCGATGACCTGACCCCCGCTGTTTGAAGAATATTTGCGAGACACTCGTGTCCATAAGTCATCGTCAACTTAGCTGCTACAAATGCATGAATTTTAGTTCCACATTGTGAAAACTTCTCAAACATTGTTGACATTCTTGGACTTATTTTATAATTACCTGTTTTCTTATCACGAATTGACTTTGTTAAGTTCTTACAGTTGATAACCCAACAGCGAGCTTCGGTGTTTTTAACAGTGTATACATCTTCAGTTATTTCTCTTGATACATCTGTATCAAAGAATAGTCCCATTTGGGCGACGGGTTCTTGTGAATCAGATTTGATCTTTTCCTTAAACATATCCCAGTCAATACCTTCTTTGACACCTGGGAATACCATTACACCAACGCCTTCCATTTTATCAAGAACCTTGTCTAGGGAGGCGTGGTCCATTTGAATACCAAAATCAACGAATAGTGTTCGATCATATTCCTTTAGAGTTTTTTCAATCATATCAGCCTTTTCATAAGGGTCGTCATTTACAAAAAGAATTCTCTGTTCCCAATTTTTTTGAATACATTTGATATTCAATTGGAGAATAGTATGTAGGGTCTTAACATGGCATGATTTAGAACGAGTAACAATGATGGTGGCAAGCTTCATTTAATATAACAAGTATTTAGTTTTTAAGCCTATCTTTGAGGCATCCAGAGAATGGAAGGTTTCCGACATGCCCCATTGTCGCGTGGACATCTGCATAAATCTTTCCATCCATCTGTTGCCATCTTCGGCAGAATGCGTAGTCCTCGGACAAGTAACGCTTATTTTGTGGATCAATCATGCAATCAAAGCATGCATGGTAGTCATCAAAGTCTCTGTTTTGGTGATCATTTTTACACCATAGTTCAGGGTATTTTTCCTCCATGTCTTTGAAAACTTGTCGTTTAATCATCATAAATCCAGTGGGTCCATCTAGGATTTCCACGAAGCCATTTACAACGGCGCATTGTCTTTGTTTGAAGTTCAATACGAGACTTGAGGAGAGCATTGCCATATTCTTGTTTTCATCGTCTCCATTTTTGATGGCTTGAACGGCTTGGTCCCACATAACAACCTTCTTGGGATACACACAACAAGAGATGTCGTGTCCTCCTTCGATGAGGCGAACAACTGATTCTGGTTGAAAGTCCACGTCTGCGTCAATAAAAAGGAAGTAGTCTGCGTCACTTTTTTGCATAAACCGACCAACTGCGACGTTGCGAGCTCTATGAACAAGTGATTCATTTTCTGTTGTATCAATCATTAGGAGAATACCCTTTTGAATACAGAGAATTTGAAGGCGGACAAGGGAGGTCATATACTTTTCCAAGCATAGACCACCATAACACGGAGTTGCTAGGAAAAGTTTGACTGGTTTTTTCTCGGACATAATACATAAATTTCTAATTAAACCTCTAAGTATCTTTTGATAATTGCTTCTATTTTATTGACCGTGGGTATGGACACTTCACAAGTTTCGCACACCTCGGCTTTGCTAATTCTATGTGATAATATGTTATAAATGACCGCTGTTGCAATTGTGTTTGGAGTTTTGCTCATAAGTTCTGGGCATTGTTCCAATTTATTACACATTTTAACGCAACCAAATCTTTCTTCTCTTGAGACATCAAATGAATTAAGTAGGCGTTGGAGCACATTGATTGGTTTTGTCACATAATTCTTTTCTGTTTCACCCATGATAGTATCCTTGAAAATCTGAGCTGTTCTACTAATGTCTTTTGGTTGAATATTGAACATGTCTGCAATTTCTTTTGTAGTTCTTGGAATTTTTGCAATTCTACACGCATAGAGTAAGCAGTTTCCCTTGATTCCAAGACGAACATTCCCTCTTGTGAGTTTTTGATCGTTGAATTTTTTATAGAGAATCTTGGCATTTTGTAAGATATTTTGTGGAAGGACTTGTCCTGCCTGTTCGATATCTTTGTAAGCGTGAAAGAGTGCTCTATCCCTGTGATTCATAGACATGTGAAAGTTAATTTTTGACATTCGTTTGTTTTTGTATGAAGAATTCTTAGTTGCTATGATTGTACCCTTCCCCCAATCATTTGAAAAGAGTTCTGGGTTTGCGTTAGGGTTTCCACATCGAGCTGGGTCACTGACCACGCCCTCGTCTGAAATACCACTTGTCCATTCTGCAGATTCATCTATATAATATTTATCTACAAGTCCACATGAAGAACAGACGGGAAGATTGTCGGCGCCATAAACTTTGGTGCCGTTGCAACTAGTACATACGAATTGTTGAACCGTTTTTTGTGTTTGTTTGGGAGCTAGCAACGCATCAACATGCGTCCAAATTTGATCTAAATCCATTATTAGTTTCGGTTTGAGTTGTACGTTAATTCAACAAAACTTAGGTCTTATTTGAACGCATTTTCATCATTTTTTTGATTTACATGGTATTCAATCATATCAATGGTTTGTTTAAAACGCAAGGCTCCTGGAGAAACTGGGTTCCAATTATTCCATTCTTCGTCAATTTCTCTGTGGTCTGGTGGCCTTTCCATTATTTCATTTCCATCCTCAACAACAAAATCATCTAATTCGTAGTCTTCTTCGTCCTCATAAATGCTAATTATATCACTATCTTCGTCTATATCGATTTCATCCAAATATGCATACATATTATCCCCTACTTTTTGCATATCAATATCAGTTAATTCATTTATACCTGGGTGGTGCTCGGCTACGGAGTCAAATCGTATAATATCTATTTTATCACTATAAGAGTGGATTGGGGCACTCTTATATATTCTATTCGTTTCTTCTAAGTATCTAATTTCTAAATAATCTCCCCTGTTGTCCTGAACAATCGCATATGATTCTATTTCTAAGTCCTCTTCTTCAACTAATACCAATACCTTTATGATTTCATTTTGTTTTATCTCATCATTCACTAACATGCTTAAAATTTCAGGACAAAAAATATTTAGGATATTTATTACACGAGATGGCGGTCACCATTTATTCCAAGGCTGGATGTCACTATTGCGACCAAGCAGAGACCTTATGTACCAACGCGGGTATGGATTATGAAAAGATTGAAATGCCCCTCCATGAAGTTTCTTCGTTACTAGGACAACGTGTTCATGGATATCCCCACATTGTCATGAATGGAAAATACATGGGAACATTCCATGATTTTTATGACTATTTGGTAAATATTGAACCCATATTAGACGAATCAAACCGCAGGTACGCCATGTTTCCAATAGAGTACCCCAAGTTATGGGAACTTTATAAAAAAGCGCAGATGTCTAATTGGACAGCCGAGGAAGTGGATTTGGGTAAGGATATGGATGACTGGGATAAGTTGAGTGACGATGAGCGTCATTTTGTAAAATATGTGTTGGCATTTTTTGCTGGTTCAGATACCATTGTTTATGACAATATTAACACTAACTTTATGGATGAAGTTACAATTATGGAAGCTAAGGCATTTTATGCTTACCAATGTCATAATGAAATGGTACATGGTGAAACATATGCTAAGTTAATTGATAAATATATTAAGGAACCAAAAGAAAAGAAAAAATTATTTAATGCGATTAAGAACATTCCATCTATTAAACAAAAAGCTAAATGGGCAGAGCGTTATTTTAACAATGAAATTGAATTTTCTGAACGCCTCTTTGCCTTTGCTTGTGTAGAGGGTGTATTTTTCTCGGGTAGTTTCTGTGCTATTTACTGGCTCAAAAAGCGTGGATTACTCCCAGGTTTGTGTTTCAGTAATGAATTGATTTCTCGCGACGAGGGAATGCATTTGGAATTTGCTGTTGAACTTTTTAACATGTTAAAGCATCGCCCCCCAGAACAAAAGATTCACCGAATCATTGAAGAAGCTGTGACTTTGGAGAAGAAATTTATTATTGAATCATTGCCATGCAAGCTTATTGGAATGAATTCTGATATGATGTCCCAATATATTGAATATGTGGCTGACCGCCTCTTGAAACAAATTGGGTACAAACCTATTTGGAAGGTTCATAATCCATTCGATTTCATGGAAAATTTAAGTTTGGATGGAAAAACTAATTTTTTTGAAAAGAGAGTTGGGGATTATGGTAAGTTAGAGGATGAGGGTGATATTGTCTTTGATGAAGATTTTTAATTTAGAAATTACAATTTATTTTAATAAAATGAAAGAGTGTATCTCCCAAAACGGAACAAAAATTTTAATTGGTCGTAATGCAAAAGAGAATGACACATTGACATTGAATGCTGATCCTTCTCATCATTGGATGCATGTCTCAAATGTTGCTGGTTCCCACATTGTCATATGTTCTACAAGTGTGGATGAACAAACAAAACGAGATGCAGCGGCTTTAGCTGTTAAATACAGTTGTATTCCCAAGGCTAAAAAAGTAACGGTTGATTTTTGTCAGGTGTGCCAAGTTCACAAATCACAAAAAACAAAACATCATGGTCTTGTTGAAATTATAGGAGATTATACTGTATTGACGGTGTTTATTAACAAAGAGCAGGGAAGACTTGCTCGTTTATTAGAAGGGGCATAATCCCGAGACACTTTTATTTACTTCACAATAACCCTCATCACTGTTGTATTTATAAGGGCTACATGTTTCACCGTCTTTATAAACATAATTATGACAATCGTTGCATTTAACATTTCTTACATCTTTGAATTCAATTCCATCAAATCCGTACGCTGGCTGATCTCTGATTGAACATGATAAATCTTCCGCAATTGGTTCTGCAGGTTCTTCTTTTTCAAGAATTTTTGTGTCCTCTAAAAAGAAAAAAGCAGCCTTTTCAACTGGTTTTTCATCTATGAGGGATAAAGTGAAAACCTTGTATAAATAGAATATAACAAGTGCGTATAAAGCATAACCAATCAAAACTGTTGGCAATGGTTCAACTGTTTTAGCCATCTTTCTTACTGTCTAATAACAAGTTTTTTACCAGATGACAAAGTGCAAGAATCAATGATTTCACCCTCTGGAGAAGACATTGTAAGGGAAGTTCCATCCACTGGCATGGATTCCATTTCTGAAGCATCGGCGTCATCGTCGAGGAGAGACGCTGGTTCTGGGTCGGTTTCTTCCCCACCAACTTCTTCGTCAGCCTCAGCTGACATTTCCTCTGTAACTTCGGCACCTTCATCCCCATCTTCCGCAGAAGCTGGTTCCTCTTCTTCCATTTCTCCCTCTTCAACTTCTTCTTCCATCACTTCTTCCTCTTCCATTTCTTCCTCGGCTTCAGCTTCCATATATTCAGCCTTAATATTCATGGTACCCCAAACAATGAGGAGGAAAACCAAGGTGTGAAGAAGGAGACCTCCTGGAGATGGAGATCCATTTGGTGTAGCAACCCACTTTCCGACTATGCTTCGGACGAGTCTGAAGGCTTCGGGGCTGGCTACTACATAGAATATAAGAGCACCCAATAGGGAAGCCATAAATTTTTGCTGTTGTTTTTGGCCTTTGCATCCACAGCCACAGTCCTTAAAGAGACCCATTTCTGTATAGTCTACATTGAGAAAAAAATAAGACACTTAAAGTCAATCCACCTAGTATACATATAACACAATCACAACCATGGCGCTACAAATTACTCCCCACAAAAACTTTGACATTGAAGCCGTGGGCTTTTCTAAGCTCCGTAAGAACAAGAGCGGCGGTAAGGCTGTTTACCTTAACGTCTCGGACAAGAAGCTTTACCTTCAACTCCCCAAGCTCAGATCCCCTTACGGCTTAAGCACCTACACAGATGAAAACACTGGTAAAACCTCGTATTCTCTCGATCTTTCCCTTGACACGGATAACACCGAAGCAATGGAACTCCGCGAAAAACTTACACAACTTGACGATCTTATTATCAAAACTGTCGTAGAAAACTCCAAGGAATGGCTAGGCAAAAAGTTCAACGAAGCGGTTTGCCGCGAGGCACTCTACAAGCCCTTGGTCCGACCAGGCAAGGAGCCATACCCTGACACTGTGAAGCTCAAGATTTTGACATCTTCAACTGGTGACTTTGTTCCTGAGGCTTACAGTACTTCTCGTGAGCGAGTTGGCCTTGATACCATTACCAAGGGCAGTAAGGTCACTTGTATCGTTGACTTTGTTCAAATTTGGTTTATTGATAACAAATTTGGAGTTACGGTGCGACTTCAACAGGCATTGTTGGAGCCTTCTGCTAAGCTTCCATCATTTGCCTTTGTTGGCGTTGATGGTGCCTCTGAAACTCAGGCTGAAGATGAATTTGTTGACGAAGACGAGGAGTATGAAGAATAAATTTCGTACTCTATAGTAATATGGCGACTTTGAATTCAAAGATTATCAGTCAAAATGAATATGCATCCCTAGAAAAAAATAAGAATGTAATTGAAAAGAAAATTTCTACAATTTTAAATGCCCAACTCGTTAATCCATGTAACCCCGCCGCAGTAGTCAAAGCAATTTTAGGTAATAAAAAACCAGGTTCCAAATCAAATGGTAAAATTGGTTCTGGTGTGTATGGTACAGTGCGTGTATATGATGCGGGAGATAATCATTTCTTTGCAGTGAAAACCGCAAAGGGGAGAGATGATGATCTACTTCACGAATACACAGTTTTGAAATTGTTGTATAAAAG